CTTCACAGCAGGAGTAGACGGAAATTCAAGACCGTTAATTACACCTGCGGGAAATAACCCAGACAACGCAGTTGGTATCGGGGACGCAGCTGCTTACGGGGCAGTAGTTGGAAACATACTTGGACTACCTGTTATTACAGACGCAAACATTACTACAACTGACGGTGGCGGAAACGACCAAGATCAGATTTACGTATTGAAAGTGGACGATCATATTTTGTTTGAAGATAATATCTTTCAACTAAAATTTGAAGAAACCAACGCAGGATCATTAACAACAAAAATGGTTGTGTATGGTTACTCTGCCTTTGCTTCTGGAAGATACCCAGCGGGTATGACAAAGATACAAGGTACAGGTCTAGTAACACCTACTTTCTAATTTATTAGAATATTTGTGTATGTGTGCCTATCTGTGGCTAGGCACACAGCACATTAAAGGAAAAAGAAATGGATAAACAACAAAAAAAAGAATACATAGAAAGTTTAAAAGCAGAACTAAAAGGTTATGAAGTTAATAAAAATAAAAAACGTGCTGAAGCAGTTAAAAAAGAAATTGCAAAAATGGGTGGAAAACTTGAAACAGCAAGTAAAAAACCTAAAGCCGAAAAAAAAGTAGCTAAGGGTTAAAAATGCCTTATCACTATGGTAAGCCCATGAAAGGCAAGAAAAAGAAGAAGAAAGGCCGAAGAAGTAGGTAATGGCTATTACAAATGGCTATTGCACACAAAACGAACTAAAAGGTTTTGTAGGAATACCCACAAGCGATAGTGGGGACGACGATCTACTTGATGACGCAGTAAACGCAGCAAGTCGTCAAATTGACGCTTTTTGTGGTCGTATCTTTTATGCCCAGGGTGCAGCAACAGCAAGAAAGTTTTTTACAAATGATCCGTATAGACTTCGTGTTGACGATATATCGTCAGAAACAGGGTTAGTTGTAAAATTAGATGATGATGATGACGGTACGTATGAAGTTACCGTAGCAAGTTCAGAGTTTCAATTATTACCGATCAATGGGGTAGTTGGTGGTATTTTAATAAGTCCATTTTATATTATTGAATTATTTTCTGGTGGTAGCCAGGAGTGGCCTATGGATTTTTCAAGTAACAGGCCACGTGCTGAAGTTACTGCTAAATGGGGCTTTCCAAGTGTTCCAGAACAAATTAGACAAGCAACACTAATGTTAGCTTCTGAACTATTTGCAATGCGAAATGCACCTTTAGGGGTTGCGGGTGTTGGCGACTTTGGAGTTGTAAACATACAACAAAACAGAGAAATTACACGTATGATAGCACCGTTTCGCAAAGGCACGGTTCTTGGTGTTGCATAATGGCAGACTTAGTTTCAATAAGGGACGCACTTAAAACAACTATTAGTAACATATCTGGTCTTAGATGTTATGACACAGTACCAGATAACGCATTAAATTTTCCAATAGCAATAATTATTCCAACAAGTATTGATTTTGATTTAGCAATGCAACGTGGCACAGATCAGTACGATTTTGATTTATTGGTTGCAGTACAAAGAGCTGACAGTAGAACAGGTCAAGATAAACTTGACGCTTTTGTTACAGGTCAAGGCAGTTCAAGTATAAGACAGATTATATACAACAATAGTACACTTGGATTAGCAAACACGTCTGCACACGTAACAAGTATGTCTAATTATGGTGCAGATGTAAGTTTGAACGGTATTGACGCAATAGGTGCAAACCTGTCAATAGAAGTATTTACGAAAGGTAGTAGTTAATGGCAAAGTATAAGATAATTGGAAATAAAAAAGTTATGGGTAAAGAAAAAGGTAAAACAATTTCTATTACTGACGAACATCAAGCTAAAACATTAATCAAGGGCGGACACATTGAACCTATTACTATTAAAAAAAGACGTGCAAGAAAAAAAGACGGAACATTTAAAAAAGATGATAAAAGTACACCAGACGTTAATGAAGCGTGGGAAGAAGTAGAAAATGGCTAAATTTGTATTCAACGACGGTAAAGTTTTTAGCGGTGGGTTTGATCTAAGTTCTAATATCACAAGTGTTAGTTTAGATATAAACGCTGATGACTTAGATGTTACAACTATAAATAGTGGTGGTTTCCGTAGCCGTATCGGTGGATTAAAAGATAGTACATTGACAATGGACGGTTTCTACGAAGCAGGTACAGATAAACCCGACGCATTGCTTGGTGCTAGTGTTGGTAACGAATTGATCGTAACAACCGTACCAGACGCAGGGGTTGGTAATACCGCATACTTTTTAAAATCAAGATTGTTTGAATACTCAATACTTGGTGAAATAGGCGATATTGCACCATTTAGTATTTCTAAATCTCAATCAAGTGATGTTGTCGTGCGTGGAACAATACAACTAGACGGATCGCTTACATCAACAGGAAACAGTACAGGTACACAATTAGGTGCAGTTACAGCTTCAGAAAAATGTTATGCAGCTATACATTGTTATAGTGTAAGCGGTACATCTACCCCGACAATCACTTTTAAACTACAATCAGACGATAATTCAAGTTTTACAAGCCCAACTGATCGTATAACGTTTACAGGTATAACAGCTGTTGGTGCAGACTTTCAAAGCGTGTCGGGTGCAATCACAGACGAATATTGGCGTTTAAACTACACAATAACAGGAACAAATCCCGCTTTCGGCATACACGCAACAATCGGCATAGAGTAATATCACACATAACCAGGGGTTGTTCTTTCTTAATACACTTAAATAAGAAAGGACGGTAAACATTGGCAAAATTTGTTTTAAATAACGCAAGTGTAACTCTTAATTCAGTTGATCTATCAGACCACGTATCAAGTGTTACATTAGATATTACAGCTGACGAAATCGTAACAACTGCAATGGGCGACACATTTCAAAGTCGTACAGGCGGTCTAAAAGACGGAACACTATCAATAGAGTTCCAACAAGATTTCGCAAGTTCAGAAGTAGACGCAACATTGTTCCCATTGTTAGGTACTACAACTGCTTTTATTGTTAAAGCAGACGCAGGATCAACAAGTGCAACAAACCCTGCATATTCTGGAAACGTGTTGGTAAATCAACACTTACCATTATCAAATGCAGTTGGGGAACTAGCAACAATGTCTGTTGCATTTCCAACTTCTGGAACAATAACAAGAGCAACTTCCTAGTGGGTAATATGATTGTCGTCTTAGAGGACGGCACGAAGTTAGAAGTTAAAATCAAGCCAATAGATATTGTGCAATTTGAACGTAAGTTTAATGTGCCTGTATCAAAGTTAAATGACGAACAACGTTATGAGTGGTTGTTGTATTTAGCATGGTTAGCTTCAAAGCGTAATGGCGTTACAGAAGATTACGATAATTGGATTGATAAAGTTGAAGAACTAGATATATCTGGTGGTGCTGATTTAAAAGTGTAAACGGGTTTATTGATATGATTGCTGCAATAGCGATTGAAACAGGAATAAATCCGAACGATATAGCAAACCTGGATATGTACATGTTTGACGCACTTGTAAGAGTTATAAACAAAAAGTACAAAACTTAATATGGCAAAAGCATATAAACTTGGACAATTAGCAATAGACAACACCGAAGTTGTAAAACTTAAAAATGATTTTGTTAAGTATGCCAATAAAGATGTTTTAAAAGCATTGACAGCATTTCATAGAGAAATATCAAAAGAAGTGTTGAAAGAAAGCCGTACCTTAGGTCGTAAACAAAACATACCAAAAGGTGATCGTTCTGTTATGGGTTTTACTGCTTCTGGTACAAGAACAGAAGCAAAGATTAATATTAAAACAAGTTTGAGAAACCCTAGTGCATTATCTCTTGAATTTGGTAGAAGATATATTTATGTTCCTGTAAGAGGTTCTACCAAGCCTAGAAATATTGACGCAGCTGCCGTTGGTAAATTAAAATATTCTAGGCCAAACGCAAGATTTAGATATAAACCATGGATCGGTAATAAATACCAAACAGGCGATAGTACATTTTCACAATTAGGCAAACAAGGTTACGTTGTTGGTAAAACAATAGTAAAAAACAAAAAAGAAATTGCTGACACATATTCTGACAAAATGTTAGATAGTTTACAAAAAAGGTTAAATAGTGGCTAGAGAAACAAAAGTATCAATAGCAATTATAGGTAAAACAAAACAGTTTACCGATAGCATAACAAGATCATCAAAGGTACTTAACAAATTTGGCAACATTGCAGCAGGAATTGGTAAAGCTACTGCCGCAGGATTAGGTGTTGCAACTGTCGCAGCTGCAACCGCAGGTAGAGAAATTGTTAATCTTGCGTCTGACGCTAACGAAGCAAGATCAGCTTTTGAAACTACATTTGGTAAAGCAGTACCAGAACTATCGGGTTTTGTTGATGACTTTGCTAATAAAGCAGGATTAGCCGCTTTTGAATTAGAGGGATTATTAACACAATCTGGTGCTGTTCTACAAGGTATTGAATTTACAGCAGAGGGATCGGCAGACTTATCACAAAAACTAGCAACACTTGCAGGTGATGTTGCTTCGTTTAGTAACGTCCAGGGTGGTGCGCAACCTGTATTAGAAGCATTTACAAAAGCACTTCTTGGTGAAAGAGAAAGTCTTAAAACGTTTGGTATTGCGATCCTAGAAGCTGACGTG